CAAACAAATCAAATCCTGCATTGGGAAACGCAGAATGAATAACCTCGTTATTATGCTTTTGAATATGATTTTCGTAAGTTCTTCTTAGTTCATCATTATCTGAATTTACAAATAAACGAAGAACAACATATTGACGCGCGTTATTTGCATTTATGTCTATGAGATGACGATTCGCGTCGAAGTTACTCATTACCTATTATGTATTCATTTTTTTATATTGTTTCCAAGATATTTCTTGACCCTCTATCAATTTGGGCTTATCTGCCTCATAAATTTTATCCAAATTTTCGCCGCGCTTTACTGCACTATCGATATATAATTCTTTCAATACCTTACCGACCATAGTGGACCCATCATATTGATCTACGGCGCCATCTTCTATCAATTTAAGTACAATCAATAAACGAGTCATAATTTTTAAATCGAGCTCATCCTTTATCATTTTATGAAAAAGGTCCATATAGTTATTATATAGAAACGGGCACTCTTCCACGCAAGATTCTAAAAATAGCTGCGGGTTCGATTCCCATAAAAGCGCATTTTTCTTCTTAAATGAATCCAGTTTTCGAATATCGTCGCGAATCAATGAGCTATGTTTTAAACGGCGTATGGTATCTGTGTGATTTACATAATTGCTTTGGTCGAGCAAAGATTTAAGAGGAAGATTTTCCGAAATAGTCATCTATATAATTAGGTGAAAACATATTTTTATGTTCATTACGAATAAAAAATATAAATTGTTCTTTTATTACTCCATGGAGAATTTAGACGCCGAATCAATGGACATTTATGCATTTATTGCAAAAAATAGTTATTTTATGGTTTTAATACTTGTGGTATTGGTGTTTGGTATTTCGCAGTTTTTTTCTAAGGATTTTAATTTAGAAAATATCAAAAATGTCACGAATACAAATATTCTCGAATCGGTCAATACATTTTTCGGAGAACTTTGGTTAAGTTCAAATATGAAAAATGACGGTATTTTTGTTGATAATAATAAAAAGGACGGACTGCTAGATAGAATTGTAGAGAAATTAGAGAACGAATCAGTTTAGGAATAATATCTATGAATTATCTATACAAAATGAAATTTAGAGCTGAATATGTCATCCCCATGGTAATTCTTGTTATTGTCGTAATTGTTTCTTTATGCGATTCTTGTATGTATTTTATGCCGTATGATCCGGAGGGCTACGATAATATTAACATCCCGTTGGCTTCTACAGATACAGCTTTTGCCCAAGTTACTCCCGTTGGATCGATACGTTCTGCTAGCGCACCCGTTCAAACCACTAATGGCAAAAAAGAGGGTTTTGATTTATTAGTGAATTCTTCGGCGCAATACGGCCCCGAGGTACCTCTTGATGTTTTCTCTCAAGATCAGGGCGATTTATCTTGTGAAGCCAATCCTTATTCCAATTCCAAAGGATATTTATGCATGGACAATCACCAAAAACGCGCATTACAAACGCGCGGATTTAACCAAACCGGCGGTGACATGCAAATCGGTCAAGCTACTATGTAGATAACCTAACATTGTCTATATAAAAGTCGTGAAGCAAATTGTACAATACTCTATCGGAATGCTCGTTTCCGGATGAATATCAATATAATCGCGTACCTTATTATGTGGACATCTTTCTGTCAAAAATTTTTCTATCTCTAAAACCGCGGTTTGTAAATGGACATTTTCGTTTTCTTTCAATAAGTCCTCCAATTGTCTTTTAATATGAACAATAGAGTGGATAAAATGATGATCCTCGCACATATATTACATAAAAAAATGTTTTTATGTAATTTTATTTATAGTATAAAACAACTAACAATACATGGCCAACATGGACTGGTTTATTGTCTGTTCGTTCTTAATAAACACATCGACGTCCTTTCTACCAACCGTGAACGGAAACTTTACGTCCAAATTGATTTCCTTTGAAAATATGTTTTCGCTTCCCGGCTTCACCAATCGAAACAAATTCAACTTAGTATAAATAATCTCGAGACAACGCTTTAGATTACGAACACCGGCTTCGCCGTAAGTTAGCGCCTCATTCGAAACAATATACTGAATCGTATCATCGGGGATAATAACGTCGGCCTCATTGAAATTCACCTGCTCACGAATCTTAGGCAAGATATAATTCCGAGCGATTGTGATCTTTTCCTTGGCTTCGTATCCCTTCGTCTGAATACGATACATACGGTCGCGTAGAATAGGATTTACCTTGGATTCGTCGTTATAACTAAAGATAAACAGGCACTTACTAAGATCGAAATCAATATCCGAAAAGTACTTATCGTGAAATTGACTATTCTGTGAAGTATCCGTAAGATGCGTCAGGATTCCCACGATTTCCTCGCCGCGAGGAGTATCACTAATCTTATCAAGCTCGTCGAAATAAATCACCGGATTCATACACTTGCTGTCAATGAGAATCTGGACAATCTTTCCCCAACTACTCCCCTCGTAAGTATACGAATGGCCCTCGAGAAAACTACTATCACCGGCGCCACCAAGAGCAATGAACGCAAACTCACGCCCAAGAATCTTACTAATTCCTTCCTTGACGAGAGTTGTCTTGCCCGTTCCCATAGGCCCCTTGATTGCAATCGCTGTGCCCATCGCCGAAGGGTTTGAGATCCACTGACCAACCATCTGAAGGATTTGAAGCTTAGCATCGTTCAAGCCATAGACGCAACCATCTAAAATGGTCATGGCGTTTTGCATAAATTCGTGGCACTTATCCACGCCGTCATCCATCGTAATTGAAAGATTCTTATAGTTATAGAAAGGGACGCGCATAAACGTATCCACCCAATTCTTGATTTTATAATACTCGTTATCACCGGGCTCCATACGACGAAGAGTATTTAACTTCTGAAGTGCAATGGCCTTAAACTTAGCCGGAATCTTGGATTCAAGAAGGGCGAGTCGATAAGGTCTATCAATATTCATATGAGTATTGATTTCCTTAAGCTCCTTCATGATCTTAAGTTGCTCTTTATTCGAAAGCTTCTTCTTAAAATAATCGATTTCATTCGTATTTTGTTTATCGTCGTGAATCATCTTATGGTACGCCTTCGCATTACGAATGCGCGCCTTCTTTACGAGCTTCTTAATGGAACGATTACACTCATCAATCGCGTGAATGAGAATCTTACTCTTCGGTCGTTTGTTCAGCTGTTGACTAAGCGTCTTCTTGGTTTCAATTAAATCGAGGTAATCGTCCTCGACGTCGGCCAAATCGCTAGTTTCGTCGGACACTGAAGTTCTCTTCTTATTTTTCGCCTTGTTATTTGTTTTTGATACAGCTTTTGTCGGCACATCAATGGTCTCGTAATTCTCCTTCATAAACGCGCGCTCATCATCGCTATCACAATCGCCCTTATCATCCTCCTCGTTATATTCTTCGGGGTCCACATAATCGCCCCCTCCACCATAAAACAGAATATCCACTACCTTTCCGCGATCGTTCGCTTCATCTTCGTCATCGTCTTCTTCGTCGTCTTCGTCCTCATCCTCATCCTCGTCGTCTTCATCTTCGTCTTCTTGACGCTTGGACTTCGACTTTGCCTTGGACTTTGCCTTGGATTTCGCCTTGGACTTTGCCTTCGACTTGCGCTTTGGCGATTCCTCCTCGTCTTCCTCCTCTTCCTCCTCGTCTTCCTCGGACTCCAGCTTCTTTTTCATATATTTGGACGGAAAGATTTGATAGAGAAACTCTTTGAATTTGCGACGATATTCAGGGTCATCCTCTGAACTCTCTTCTTGTTCGTCTTCATCTTCATCTTCATCTTCGTAGTTACCAATAAGAACCTTCTTGTTCTTCTTTTTGGTAAAAGGCACATAACTAGAATCTGAGGTATCGCTACAAGTTTCATAATCATCATCATCCTCCTCTTCATCCTCTTCATAATCATCATCGAGAAAGAGCTCCTCCTCGCTATCCGAATCGCCCTTCGACTTTCTAAGCTTATTCTTTTTACTACTACGCGTCTTATAAGACGACCTCGACTTTGGCTTTGCGTCAGAATTTCCCTTTGCCATGTTTTACTAGAAACGCAAGAAACGTTTAAATGGTTACTTCAATTTGATTCATTTTATCAAAATCAATTTTTATTTCACTAACAAAATTTATAGCAGATTCGGTTTAGAATAGTTTGCTCTAAAAATTGATTTCGAAAGAATATAAAAAACTGACATAATATATATATTAGGTAAATATGTCGTTGCAACAATTTAAGACAAATGAGAAGAAACCTCCGTCAAAAATCATTGGCGTTCAGTTTTGTATGTTATCCCCGGAAGAGATTCGCAAGAATTCCGTGGTAGAAGTTACTTCTCGCGATACATACATAAACAATAAGCCAGTTGTGGGAGGGTTATTCGATCCTAGAATGGGGGTTTTGGAACCGGGAATTATTTGTCCCACGGACGGGTTTACTTATATTGATACCCCCGGATATTTTGGACACATTGAATTGGCGAGACCAGTTTTCTTTATCCAACATATCAAGGAAATCATGAAGATATGCCGATGCGTTTGTTTTAAGTGCAGTAAGATTCTAATCAATAAAAATCACCATTCGCATATCAACAAATTGAGTTCCGATGAACGTTGGGATTATGTAAGCGGACTCGCCGCAAAGGTAAAGCGTTGCGGTGATAAGACGGAAGATGGTTGCGGGTGTAAACAACCCGATAAGGTAAAGTTGGAGGGAATGGCATCGCTTTATGCAATTTGGGAAAACATTGATGCGGAGGGGGCCGCGGAAAATAAAAAAATCAATATTCGAATGAATCCTGAAATCGTATTGAAAATTTTCAAGCGTATTTCTGACGAGGATATTAATTTTATGGGATTTAGTCCGATTTGGTCGCGCCCAGAATGGATGATTTGTCAAGTACTACCCGTCCCTCCCCCGGCTGTGCGTCCATCTGTAAAGCACGATGCGCAGCAAAGAAGCGAAGACGATTTGACTCATATTTACAGTAATATCATTAAGACAAATCGCGATTTGATGGATAAGCTAAATTCCAATGCGTCGCCAAATGTGATCGAGGGCATGACTACGGTTCTTCAGTATTTCATTGCCATGATTGTAAATAATAAAGTAAAGGGCGCCGTTCCCATGGCTCAGCGTTCCGGTCGTCCCCTCCAATGTATTTCAGGTAGATTAAATAGTAAGAATGGACGAATTCGCGGTAACCTAATGGGCAAGCGCGTTGATTTTAGCGCTCGTTCGGTGATTACCGGCGATCCAAATTTATCCATTCGCCAACTTGGTGTACCTCGTAAAATCGCCATGAACATCACCAAGCCGATGGTCGTGAATGACCGCAACCGCGATTTCCTCATGAAGTTGGTACACACGGCGGATTAGTGTTGGGCTGGTGCCAAGATTTTGGATAAGAAGAACGGGCAAAGTATTTCACTAAGATATGTGGATCGAGCGTCGATTCGACTTGAAAATGGCGACGTCGTACATCGCCATATGATGGAC